AATAAGATTACAGAATCAATATTACAAAATAAAGAACCGTGTATTTTTAAAAATAACGCTGCTTGTTATAGTCGACTATTAGAACCTTTATTAGCACTCGATAATTTTAAGCAATACATGACTCTATCTGGTAGTCAAACAATTGAAGATCTTCGATTGTTATCAGATTATTACGCTCAAGCTGGTTTATTAGATGAGGCAATGAATGTTATTACTTCTAAACAACACACATCTTTTGAAAAATATCACGATTTATCAATACATATGTTTAAACATAAACACTATTCACATGGGTTTCGTTTATTACGTAAAGCAAAATTACTTGGTAATGTTCTTTGGATAGGTGAGAAAAAATGGAATAATTTACCAGATTGTCCAAGGTGGAACGGTGAGAGTATATACAATAAACATGTATGTTTAATTGGTGAATGTGGTTTGGGTGATGAAATAATATTTTCCAGATGGATACCTAATATATTATCAGTTGCAGCATCTGTTTCTTATTTAACAGATAATACTCTAATTGATGTTTTTACTAGAAACTTCAGCGGTTTAAAGAAACATGATAATAAAAATAATTATGATCTATGGATCCCAACTATGGATCTGCCAGTATTATTAAATATCATTAATATTCAATCTACATCATATATTTCACCGAATCAATCATATGTTAATAAATGGAGAAAGAAGTTACCAGAACAGTTTTATACTATTAACTGGACTGGTAGCAAAAACTACTCGCAAAATCATTTTAGAGATATTCCTATAGATTATTTGTTAACAAAAATTAATAAGCCAACTGTTAATATTTGCTTAGAAACAGATTATAATCCAAAAAAAGTGATTGATATAAGAAAAGATATTAACTGCTGGGAAGATACTTTAGCTATACTTTATCTCAGTGATAGATTGTATACTTCATGTTCAAGTGTATCACACGCGGCTGGATCAATGGGCAAATCTGTTTATGTGTATACTAGACCAGATGATTATTTTATTTGGAATTCAACATCTAGCGGCGGTTTCTGCGAATGGTATGAAAACGTTAGAGTATGGAGAACTAAAACAATAGGAAAATGGAATACTGTTATAGATAAATCATTTTGATATAAATACATCAAAAATATGAGGAAATACTATGGCAGTTCCCACATCGAGAGAAACATTTAAGCAATATTGTTTAAGAGCTTTGGGCAAACCTGTAATTGAAATTAACGTTAATGATGATCAAGTAGAAGATCGCATTGACGAAGCTTTACGATATTTTATGGATTATCACTTTGATGGTGCTGAAAAAATTTATTACAAGTATCAAGTAACTGCACAAACAAAGATTGATCGTTATGTTTCTATGCCTGAAAATGTTATTGGTGTAGTAAATTTATTTCCGATTGGACAAGCTTTAAATACAAATAATCTTTTTAATATTCGTTATCAGATAGCATTAAATGATTTATATACGTTAACGTCTGTGTCAATGGTGCCGTATTATATGGCATTAACGCATGTTCAATTTCTAGAAACAATGCTTGTTGGTCAGCAGCCATTGAGATACAATCGCTATAAGAATCGTTTATATGTTGATATGGACTGGAACATTATCAACGATGGTGATTATATTATTGCTGAGGCGTATGAAGTAGTTGATCCAGAAACATATACAAAAGTTTGGGCTGATCGTTGGTTACAAAGATTTGCTACTTGCTTAATTAAACAACAATGGGGATCAAATCTTACAAAGTTTATTGGTATGCAATTACCGGGTGGTATCCAATTCAACGGTGAAAAAATATACAATGATGCTACTTCTGAAAGATTAACACTAGAAAATGAAATGATAAATTCTTATTCACTTCCTGTTACAGACATGATAGGATAATTGTGATATGCTAACAACTCAGTCGGAAGAAAATTTAAAAATAAGTTTGCAATATCACAATAAACTTAATCCAAAACTCTGGATAGGTAATAAACTTAAACCAGAAGTAAGAAAAACACTAATCAAATTTGCATATGCATGGGCTGAATTTGCTAATATTAAAAAAAATCTTATTAAAGATATTATTATGACTGGTGGTAATAGCAACTATAACTATACTAGTAAGTCTGATATAGATGTACATATTGTTGTAGATAAAAATAAACTTGGCGCTAATCGTCCCATGGTAGATGATTATCTACAAAGTAAAAAAATGTTGTGGACTTTAACACACGATGTAAAAGTATATGGTTATTCACTTGAACCTTACGCACAAGATCAAAATGAAAAATTTCCCGTAGGACAAGGCACGTATTCTTTACTTAAGAATGAGTGGTTGCAGGAACCAAAACACGGCAGTTATAATTTTAATAAAGATCAACATTTAAAGAATAAAGTATTATATTACATGAAAATGATTGATCATATGATATCATCTAAAATGGGTATAGATGTTTTTGATAAACTTAAAAATAAACTTAAAAATATGAGATCGTCTGGTATAGAAAAGGGCGGTGAATTTTCATTTGAAAATTTAGTATTCAAAGAATTGAGAAATAAAGGTTATTTGAATAAAATGGATAAGTATGAAAAAACGTTTAAAGATAAAGAGTTGAGTTTATTTAAATAAATAGATAAAGTAATAGGAATAAAATATGCTAAATTTTAAAGAATTCACCGAAGCTTATGTTACTGACAAACCAGACGTTAGATCTCCTGAAGTTTCAGGGGCAGAAACACATCATGATCCATTAAAATTTCGGCGCAATTCAGAAAAGCTGGGCGAAGTTGGAGGAATGCATCTGTACGCATCCCACAATACCGGCGGGGGTATGACACATTTTACTTGGAACCCGCATGATAAAAAGATCCATCACGTACTAACATCTTCAGAAGCTACTAAAGATAATAAAGGCGGTGTAAAACTAAAATTCTTAACAGCACACGCTAGAAAAGATTCGCCAGTTAAGATGCATCAAGTGTATCATGCACTTATTACAAAACACGATAGAACACTCGTTGGTACTAGTCATTCTAAAGGTGCTGTTAAAGTATGGGATCGTTTAAAGAATTATCCCGATATTCATATTCATGGTGAACATCCAGATGGTACTAAGTCAGAAATAAAGAGTGGTGATAAAACACATGTTGCTCCGAATCCAAAAACACCAGAAGATAAAAAAATAGGTAGAATGGCTCTAGTAGCCACTAAGAAAAATGACAATTAATAGTTATTTTAATAATTTTTCTGCTAGTAATGAACAGGGTTTATATGAAGATCTAATCATTGAATCTATCCGTATGTACGGGCAGAACATGATATACATTCCGCGCGTCATAACAAATTATGACAAGTTGCTGGGTGAAGATAGTCTTTCTGAATACAATACTCCTTACACGATTGAAATGTATATTAAGTCAGTGAACGGTTTTACTGGTGATGGCAATTTTATGTCTAAATTTGGTCTCGAGATTAGAGATCAAGTAATTTTTACTATCGCACAAAAAGTATTCACTAATACTATTGGTAATTATACAGGACAATCGAGACCTAATGAAGGAGATATAGTATACTTTCCTCTTAATAAGAAGTGTTTTCAAATAAAATATACTAACAAGTTTGAAATGTTTTATCAGTTTGGCGCATTACAAACTTGGGAAATAACATGTGAATTGTTTGAGTACTCAGATGAGAAATTTAATACTGGTATAACTGAGATAGATATAATTCAAAAGGGATTTTCAACAGATATTCTTGATTGGTCTATCATGGATGAAGAAGGTAATTATCTGACTACAGAAGATGATGATTACTTAGTTACTGAAAAATATGATTTTGAAAGTACATCAAGAGGCGCCACAAATGATGTTATTCAAGATGGCACTGTAAATTTTGACATTGGTTCAAATGATTTCATTGATTTCACTGCTATCAATCCATTTTCTGAGGAAAGAATCTAAGTGTTCAATAATCCGTATTATTTCTCTATAATCAGAAAATATGTTATTTTATTTGGTACGTTATTCAACGATATCCGTATTACTAGATCAGATTCTAGTGGAAATTTGAAAGATGTAATTAGAGTCCCGATAACTTACGCACCCAAAGATAAGATGATAGTGCGTGTAACTCAAGATCCAAATATCGATCGTCAAGCTGCTATTCAGTTACCATTTATCTCATTTGAAATTTCTGGAATAGAGTATGATGGAGGTAGAAAATTACCAAGCGTTAATCGTGTAGTAGCTACTAATGCTTCTATAAGTAACAATAATCTTAATTATCAGTACGTTCCGGTTCCTTATAACATTGGATTTACTCTGACTGTATACGTAAAGAATGCTGAGGATGGAACAAAAATTATAGAACAGATACTTCCTTATTTCACTCCTGACTGGACTGTTACTGCTAACATGATTCCAGAAATGAATGTTAAAATGGATATTCCTGTTATTCTTGATAGAGTATCAATTAATGATAGTTACGATGGTGACTTCAAAGTACGCAGAGCTTTAACGTGGACACTTGATTTTACTCTTAAAGGATACATATACGGACCAGTTAAGAATTCAAAAATTATAAAATTTGCTAATGTAGAATTTTTTGATTCAGGTAAATACGATAATATAAAAGATTCAGTTGGTGTTACTGATCCAGTTGCTTACATTCAAGTGCAACCGGGTCTAACATCAAACGGACAACCAACTTCTAATTCTTCTCTCTCTGTTCCAGTAGCAGATATCATTGCAAGTGATGATTTTGGTTTTGTAACAACAATAACAGAGATGTATCATGAATGATGAAAATGATGATGAAAATGCGATCGATAAAGCGCTAGGTATAGGACCCATAGTAACAACTATTGATAGCGCTGAAACTACTATAGCCACTATAGTTGATAACGCGTTAAATGATAGTGCTAAAGAAGACTTTATATATGCTAGAGCTAACTTGCGTGAAGTACTTGAAAATACTAATGATGCTGCTATAAAGCTAGCTACAGTCGCTGATCAGTCACAAAATCCTCGTGCTTATGAAGTACTAGCTAAACTCATGGATACCATGATCAACGCCAGTGATAAATTGCTAGAACTACATAAAAAGATTAGGGATGTTGGTCAGATAGATGAGCCTCAGACTCATAAGTCAATAACCAATAACTTGTTTGTTGGATCTACTGCAGATCTTCAACAAGTATTAGCTAATATAAAACGCTAATTAATTATTTTTTCTATAGATCTATTATACCAAAGCTTTGAAACGGTATCAACAAAAAAATGCATGAAAATATTGAAAATTATAAACCTTATTTAGGTAACCCGCTTCTTAAAAGAAGCGGCGTTGATGTAAGCTGGACACAAGAATTAGTTGAAGAGTGGGTTAAGTGTTCAGAAAGTGTGACGTACTTTGTTGAAAAATATATGAAAATTATTAATATCGACAAAGGATTAATGAATTTCAATTTGTATCCGTATCAGCATGAAATGCTTAATACTATGGCTGAGAATCGCTATACTATCATAGCGACTGCACGACAGAGTGGAAAATCGACTACTACGTGTGGTATGATACTATGGTATATTCTTTTTAACAAAGATAAGACTGTTGCGTTACTTGCTAACAAGGGTGAAACTGCTCGTGAAATTCTGGGTAGGATTCAGTTAGCTTATCAGCATTTACCGAAATGGATGCAACAGGGTGTTGTAGAATGGAATAAAGGATCATTTGTTCTTGAAAATAATTCACGAGTAATAGCTGCGGCAACTTCTTCTAATAACATTCGTGGTTTCAGTGTTAACTTACTTTTCATTGATGAGTGTGCTTTCGTAGATAACTGGGATCAGTTCTTTACATCAGTGTTTCCAACTATTTCATCAGGCCAAGATACTAAAATTATTCTTGTAAGTACACCCAACGGTTTGAATCACTTTTATAAAACTTGGAAATTAGCTGAGGAAGGAAAAAATAACTATAAACATGTAAAAGTACATTGGTCTGATGTTCCTGGACGCGATGAAAAATGGAAAGAAGAAGTTTTAGCTGGCATGAATTTTGATCTTGAGAAATTTTCTCAAGAACACTGCGTTGAATTCCAAGGAAGTTCTGGCACTCTTATTGCTGGCTGGAAACTTAAAGAACTCATTGGTGAAAATCCAATCATGCAAAATGATGGATTATATCAGTATAAGAAACCTATAGAGAATCGTTCTTATGTTTGTATTGTCGATGTATCTCGCGGTAAAGGGCTAGATTATTCGGCATTTAGCATCATTGACGTTTCTAGTATGCCTTATGAACAAGTATGTGCTTATAGAAATAATTCAGTGACTCCGTTAGATTATGCCGGTATCATACACACTGTGTGTAAATCATATAACAGTGCTAGTATTTTGGTTGAAATTAATGATATAGGCGAGCAAGTTTCAACATCGCTTCATTATGATTATGAGTATGAAAATATACTTTTCACTGAATCGGCTGGTAGGTCTGGTAAGAGAATTACTTCCGGGTTTGGTGCTACGGGCGCTTTAGATAAAGGTATACGAACAACCAAGATAGTTAAATCAATTGGTTGCTCCATCTTAAAACTTATGATCGAACAAAATCAGCTTATAATTAATGATTTTAATACTATCAATGAATTATCTACTTTTTCACGGAAAGGTAATTCATATGAAGCTGAACCTGGTTGTCATGATGATTTAGTAATGTCATTAGTTCTTTTTAGCTGGTTATCTGATCAATCGTATTTTAAAGAATTTACTAATATAAATACTTTGGCAAAATTGAGAGAAAAGAGTGATGAAGAGATAGCAGGTGAGCTTCTTCCGTTTGGTTTTGTTGATAGTGG